TTGACCAATTTTACAACAACTGGACGTAGATCGGGTGCGCAAACCTGAAGTAATCTTGTATGTTGTTCTACAGCATACGGCTCACCACTCAAGTTACGGAATGCTCCAATGAGGTCTCCTCTGTATCCACTATCAATAATACCTGCACTATTTGCTAGCATAAGAGGTGTCTTAGAAATACTTGATCTGGGATACATATAATATCCAGTAGGCTTCCATGTATTTGTAAATGTATCATATATTCTCATCTCCGACCTCACTCCCATAGAGACCATAGATGCTGGAGCAACATTTGCGATGGTTGTATTTTCTGGAAAAAATAAATCAAATCCTGAGTTTGGATACTCGTCATTTAAAACGTTTAAATTGTGCTGGACAATGGTAGGTTGATATTTGTAGTGTAACATATCATCTTTTACAGCAAGATACAAAATGGCATGACTAGGAGGTGCTTCGGTTGCGTCGATGTAGGACATGATTATATTGATATATGATGTAACTTTATATGGTTTGGGGTGTGTTACTGTATAGAAATAATAGTTAGACTTACACCTTTGCACACTTAAAACTTATATACATAACATATTAATTAACCAATGGAAGACAATCGCTGCGAAGTCCATCAACGCGAATACCAAGACAACCAACTTCTGTCCCCCTGTCGCGCAAAATGCCGCCGATGCGGTAAAAAAAGAGTGAATGGATACAGCAACCCCGACCACGTGTGCAACCCATTCGGCTATCTGTATCTTTTTCCATCGATATGTGAGCATTGTTCGCGCGAGACGAAACTGTGTATGTGGTGCAAATACGGCGACAAGTTGGATTAATAATATATCACAATAACATATACGTAGATAAGGCATATTATTGCAACGATGTACGTATATATTATTCAACTGGAGGACAACCGTTTTTATGTGGGAATGACAGGCAATCCACAGTTCAGTATGTCGCGCCATTTTAACGCGGCAGGAACACCATGGACAAGTAAATACAATCCTATAAGAATAATCGAGTTTATTCCTGAGTGCGACGAATACGACGAAGACAAATATGTGCGCAAATATATGGCGAAGCATGGCATCGACCGCGTTCGTGGTGGTTCGTTTTGCGACGAAGTATTATCCGACGCAATGCGCTGCATGTTGGAAGACATGCAGCATGCATCAGAAACTGCATGTAGTAAGTGTGGTCAGCATGGGCATCTAATGAGAAATTGTGTGACAAAAATGTACGACGCAGAACTCCCAGACAATATTGAAGAGTTATTTTGTGTTGTAGAGAGAACAATCCGCGAAAAGAAAATCCTACAGACTGAAGATATGAGCGATGAGAATATGGTGGATATTTGGTGCAAGATCCGCGCAATAGAAGACAACATCCCCATCGGAACACGTGAATATCACGCATTCTATGCGCTAAATCGTAAATATGGGTTTCCTCGTACCGAAAAGGCAATTAACCAGATACATCATTTCGAAACTGAACGCGTAAAGAGAGAACGAGATAGGAATGAACCGTTTCTTCCTATGATAGAAGCGTTGTATAAAGTGGTTAAATTAGTGCATCAGAAGGATAAACCATCTAATTTATCAAATATTGAAACAGTTTAAATTAAACACACTATTATTAGTATGAATATGAATATGAATATGAATACAGAGTTGGATAAATTAGATATCATAGACAAATTATTAGAAACGGTTAAAAAATATATACAATGTAAAAAAGAGGAAGAAAATGTAGATTTGAGTGATAATAATTTGTTTCGTACATGGTGTATAATGCAATCGAACAACCCACCTATAAAACATATTCATTGGAAATACAATGACCTGCTTAAATCCAAAACCAAAACTGAGATGACTAATTATATTCTCCAAGAACGATATGTATTAGAACGAACTGAAAAAGAACGAGCAAGACGAGTTCGTAAAAATAATATAGAGTATCTACCTATAATAGAATATATATTTTCAAGTATGAGTTTTCTATTTCGTGATGTAAAACCATAAATCCTCAAATATTGTCATTCATTATATCAATGATAATATTCACTTTCTGTGACGATTTGTCCACACTTGGTAATCGTAATGTGACATACATTTCCCCGTTATAGGATGTTTGTGTTCACAATCTTCTGGTCCGTTACCATTGAAGGGAACATTTGCCCACGCATCGTCATAGTTTCTATTGTTTTTCTCTGCAATCGTCATGCGTTTTTTCGGTGCCAATGGTACATTTGAATGCATTCTGAAATGATGCGTTCTTAATCGACGGTCCATGTACTCTTCTAGAGTATACTATCATAGTAATATTTACTGTGGTAGGTGCATGTTTGGCGAGTTCTCATTTCTCATAGCAGCGACCAATGCTGTTCCAGTTTTAAGTCCTAGTTTCGTGTCACATTGTGCACACGCTTTCATCATTTCTGCCTTGGACTTATTTATAGTTGGCATATATTTGTATAACTGACGTTGGTCATTTTTCACCACCGCCCAATCATCAGCCCATTTAGTTGCTTCTGTTTTACATGTTTTATTAATACAATCTAGTAGTTCTTCGTCTTCGAGTTTCTTTTTAATCGCTGGGTCATTTATGGCTAGACGAGCCTCTTCTGCGGCACTGTTACCATATATCGCGTTTCTATCCCCGCCCTTGCGTCTTCTACGCGTCGGTCGTGCGCCGCGTTTCCTACGTGAATGTTTTATTGGTTTGCGATGTCTGCGCGTGTTGCGATGTTTACGTGTGGTATTTTTTCTGCGCGCGATTTTTCTTACTTTCTTTGTAGGCATTTTATATATACAACAGAAAAGAATTCATTCTGTAGTAACCGAAATTGAATACAATATTAGTTTAAATATAACATTATATACCATAGCAGACCATGTCTACGACCGAAGTTCCTTCCAAAATTCTGGGGATCCAGTTCTCCATTCTATCTCCTGAAGAGATACGTGCGTCATCTGTCGCCGAAATCACCTCGCGAGACACCTATAATGGTGGTCAGCCCGTAATCGGTGGCCTGTTCGACCCTCGCATGGGTGTTCTTGACCCAGGCCTTGTGTGTCTCACCGATGGGCTAGATTACCTAGAAACACCTGGCTATTTCGGACATATCGAATTAGCGAAACCTGTGTATTATATTCAATATCTTGCGACTGTTATTAAGATCCTCCGTTGTATCTGTTTCAAATGTAGCAAACTTCTTATATCCAAGGATACGCATTCCAACGCGCTCGAATATTCAGATGAAGCACGATGGAAATATGTATTCGCGCTTGCGAGTAAGGTCAAGCGTTGTGGTGGTGAAACCGACTGCGGTTGCGGATGCGTGCAGCCCAAGAAAATCCAAAAGGAGGGGTTAGCCACCATCGTCGCGGAGTGGAAAGAGGGTGACGGTGAGGCCATCACCATCAAACTCACTCCCGAGATGGTGATAAAGATATTCAGACGTATCTCAGACGAAGACGTCTCCTTCATGGGATTTAGCCCTAAATGGTCACGTCCCGACTGGATGATATGTCAAGTGCTTGCGGTGCCCCCACCAGCCGTTCGTCCGTCAGTAAAACACGATGCGCAGCAGCGCAGCGAAGACGACCTTACCCATATATATTGCAATATCATCAAAACCAATAAAACTCTACAAGAAAAAATAGATAACGGTCACGCAGGAAATGTCATCGAGGACTGGACTACCGTCCTACAATATTACGTCGCCACACAGGTAGACAACAAGATACCAGGCGTCGCATCCGTGGCGCAACGCTCGGGTCGTCCGCTCAAGTCCATCAAGGACAGGCTCAACGGCAAGGGCGGTCGCATGCGCGGCAACCTCATGGCCAAGCGCGTAGACTTTAGCGCGCGTTCTGTCATCACGGCCGACCCCAACATCTCTATTAAGGAACTTGGGATCCCCATGAAGATTGCAAAGAACATCACCAAACCAGTGAAGGTGAATGAGCGCAACCGCGACTTCCTACAAAGCCTCGTGCTTGCGGGACCGGACAACTATCCGGGAGCCAAGATACTCGAAAAGAAAAACGGCAATTCCATCACGCTCAGATACGTGGACAAGGCGTCGCTTTCGCTCGATATTGGCGACACAGTCCATCGACATATGATGGACGGCGATCCCATCTTGTTTAACAGGCAGCCCACGCTGCACAGAATGAGCATGATGTGCCATATCGCAAAGGTGATGAGTTGTGGTGACACTTTTAGATTAAATGTCGCTGCGACCAAACCTTACAATGCGGACTTTGATGGGGATAGATTTTGTCCCCAACAGGTGACTGCCTGCTAAGTTGTAGATAATACTTAGCAGGGAAAACAGTGTAATATCTACTGGGGTATGTATTAGCAAAGATGCATATCCCCAATATAATCATCTAGTCGTTCAATACAATAAGTATAAAAATATCTCGATACTCTAAATAATGATACTGAATATAGACGAACAAGAACACGTCATCGGTGAAATATACAAAATGACAAACACTGCAAATGGAAAGGCATATATAGGGCAAACCCGTAGTCATAGATTGAACCATAATAAATATAGACCATTCGGATACAATAGTCGTTTCAAAGATCACATACATGAAGCATACTCAAGTAAGAAAAACCATTCTAGGTACTTGAACTATGCTATAAGAAAGTATGGCGAAGAATGCTTTACTTGTGAAAGAATTCATACCTGTCCAGTAGATGAATTAGATACACAAGAAAAGCATTATATCATCGAGTTTGAAACCAAATATCCAAATGGCTATAATTTAACAGATGGTGGAAGAGGATTTACAGATGTCAATGGGGACTATATTTGGAGAACAAATAAACCACCCCCAAGACCATCTACACCATCTCAACTACGAAGTGACTATACTAAAAAGTTGATATCTGATAGGTTAAAATCATTCTATAGTGACAACAAGGAAAGTTGTGAAAATAGAGCGAAATTAACACAGAAACAACATTTAGCAAAAAAATATGACCTTTTCAAAGACGTAATCATTGATGACGAAAAAATAGATAGTTATATTCGCGTCGTTAGAAATAACACGAATAATAGCGAATATGTTCGAATAGTCATTGATAAGATACGTGCAACATTTGTCAGTAAGTATGAGCCAATAGCAGTATTAAAAGAAAGAGCGAGACAATTTATATTTGATTTAAAAGAACGGCCACGTATCCAAATTGCGGGAAACCCTTTAGAGCCTCAGACTACCACCCCATAATGGAAACATAATGGGGGAACTCGGTTAATTGCCGAACCCAATGGTAAAAAAGTCTGAGGATTAGGCAATCCGCAGCCAAGCCCCTAAGTCCGTTATGATAGGATATGGGGAAGGTTCAGAGACTAGACGGTTACGGGTCTTAAATGAAGGTTTAATCAACCGGATAAGGCACAAGGTATAGTCCGGCTCCTATGGAAACATAGGAGAATTTCGGAGATGAATTTGCATATGCCCCAAGACGTGGAGGCAGAAACGGAACTGCGCTGCCTAGCAGCGGTTCCCTACCAGATAATCAGCCCAGCTAACAACTCGGCGATTGTGGGTATTTACCAAGATTCGATGCTTGGTAGTCATTTAATCACGCGCGATAGCGTGAAGTTTGACAAGAAGAAGGCGATGAACTTGTTGATGATGTCATCGCGCATCGACGAAGACGCGTTGCGCGAGTTGGATCGCGTGTCGGGATTCGATTTGATGACGCAGATCATGCCTCCGCTATCGCTTAAGTATAGCAGTAAGCCAGACATGAGCAGGGAGGAGGCGGAGAAGGCTAACGCCATTATTGAGATTGTGAACGGTAAATACGTTCGTGGTCAGATGGTGAAGAGTGTGTTAGGCGGCGGCACGAAGGGGTTGATCCACCGCATCTGCAACGATTTCGGCAATATGGCTGCGTCTAATTTCATCGATGATATCCAGAACATCGTTACGGAGTATCTGTGCAGTAACTCGTTCAGTGTTGGAATCAGTGATTTGTTGTCCGATGCGAAGACGAAGCAGGATATTGTGGAGGTAATCGAGAAGAAGAAGAACAGTGTGAAGGATTTGATCGACCAGACGCAACTGGGTGTGTTTGAGAACAACACTGGTAAATCGAACCGCGAGGAGTTCGAGACGCAGGTGAACAACGTATTGAATCAGGCGACCGCTGAATCGGGTAAGATTGGATTGAGTAGTCTGGGCAAGGGCAACCGTTTCGTGACGATGGTGAATGCTGGATCCAAGGGCAGTGACCTGAACATCTCGTTCATGGTTTCGTGTCTGGGTCAGCAGAACGTGGATGGCAAGCGCATTCCGTATGGATTTGAGAACCGCACGCTTCCGCATTTCACGAAATACGACGACACGCCTGCGGCGCGCGGTTTCGTGGAGAGTTCGTATATCAACGGACTTACTCCTCAGGAGTTGTTCTTCCATGCGATGGGTGGTCGTGTAGGTCTTATCGATACTGCAGTGAAGACATCTACTACAGGTTATATCCAGCGTCGGTTAATCAAAGGCATGGAGGATTTGATGGTTGCCTACGACATGACGGTGCGCACAGGCAAGGGTAAGATTATACAGTTTACCTACGGCGACGACAGTTTCGACCCACTCCGTGTGGAGACACAAGGTCTTCCATTGATAGAGAAGACAACTCAAGACATCTATCTGCATTACAGCATGCCCGAATGTTCTGCAAAGAAGAATGTGTTCAAAGGTGTGTATGATGACGGCGCTATGGCTCGCCACAAGAAGCAGTTGAAACCTCTTGCTGCAAGGAATAAATACTACACTGATTTCATGCTGGAGGCGCGCGACGACGTGATCAAGAACATTTACGGGTTCAAGGATGAATCCGTTGTGCGCTGCCCAGTTGCGTTTGCGTATATTATCAATAACGTGATTGGTCAATTGCATATTACGGGGTCGTCTATCACGGACGTTACGATGTTCGAGGCGTATGAGATGATCGAGGCTGGATACAAGGTGCTAGAAGGCATTCGATGCGCAGTGCCAAACAGATTATTCAAGGTATTGTTCTATTATTACCTGACACCACAATCACTGGTCATTGTGAAGCGCATGAACAAGGCAGCGATTGCGCTCCTCATCGAGACGGTGATCCTGACCTACAAGAAGGCCGTGGTGAACCCTGGGGAGATGGTGGGGATGATCGCGGCGCAGAGCATTGGAGAACCCGCCACACAGATGACGCTCAACACGTTTCACTTTGCGGGTGTGGCATCGAAGTCGAACGTGACCCGTGGTGTTCCTCGTATCGAAGAGATATTGTCACTATCGTCTGAGCCTAAGAACCCTTCGTTAACGATTTTCCTGAAGCCAGAAGACGAGGACGACCGCGAGCGTGCTCAGAGCGTGATGAACATGTTGGAACACACTCGGTTGAGTGAGGTGACAACTCGACTAGACATTTGTTTCGACCCTGATGACGCGAACACGGTGATCGAGGACGACCGTCTGATGATTCAACAGTTCTACGAGTTCGAAGATTTAGTGGCCGAATGCGGTGGCGAAGAAATCGAGACAGAAAAATCTAAATGGGTATTGCGTCTTGTGTTAAATCCCGATGTGATGCTTGACAAGAACATTACCATGGAAGATGTAAACTTCGCATTGAAAAATAGTTACGGAAATGACATCAGTTGTGTGTATTCTGACTACAATGCAGACAATCTGGTATGTCGTATTCGCATGTCTGAAGTAGTGAAGCGCAGCGCCGCAAAGGGAAAACCTAAAGCAGGTGATGAGCCGAGTGCATCCGGAGCGAACCTACCTCTGGATCAATCAGACCACATCTTCAAGTTAAAGCGTTTTCAAGAAGAGTTGATGAACAGTGTTGTTCTTCGTGGAACCAAGAAGATCGGTAAGGTTATCCTTCGTAAAATCAAAAATATGGTGACCTCCCGAGATGGCGAATACGGAAAGAAGGATGCATGGGTATTGGATACAGACGGTTCTAACTTATTAGACGTGTTGGCTCTAGACTACATCGACGTTAATCGCACGTTCAGTAATGATATTATTGAAATGCACAACATATTCGGCATTGAAGCCGCTCGTCAGGCAATCTACAACGAGTTGGTGGACGTGGTCGAGTTCGACGGCACTTATATCAACGCGCATCATCTGAGTTTGTTATGCGACCGTATGACATACACCGACCATTTGATCTCAATCTTCCGACATGGTATCAACAAAGATAATATCGGACCTATTGCAAAGGCATCATTTGAAGAGACTCCTGAAATGTTCTTGAAAGCGGCTCGACATGGTGAACTAGATATGATGCATGGGGTCTCTGCAAATATCATGTGTGGTCAAGAGGGTAGTTTCGGAACGAGTGCGTTCCAAGTGTATTTGGACCCCGAAGAAATGCGTATGGTTGATGAATCGGTGGAAATGGACATGATGACAGAAGACCAGAAAATCGAAGCCATGTATGCAGGAGATGGTCCACGTTCAGGAATAGATGGAGAATGTGACTTGGGCTCATTAATGATTCAGAACAATGTCAGCAATGTGCGTGTGGTAGATACAGGTGGAGATAGTGGATACAATCCAGGCTTTTAAATAGTTGAATATATCAAAATAAAATAAAAATAAAATATTATATTTTTATTTTCTAAAACGTATGATATACAATAACCTTGATGGATCTTGATAACATAACATTAATACAAATAGAAACGGGTGACGAGTTGATACAAGACAAAAGCGCGTATTTCCCAACCTCAATGAGTATTGATTTTTGGATAAAATGTGGGGTCAATATTGATGAGTATATATGAAATACTGCATAAGCATATTTTGTATGGTATAAAGATATATCTATTTACATTATAGTTACACTAACACAATGAATGATGATATATTTCCTTATTTATGTAAACATGTGATAAAATGTCAAACACTTAATTTGGATGTATCAAAGTTTGTATTTCAACCTGAGGTACTAAATAGTTCTAGAACATCATCTATATTCATAACTCATTACCTATTGCCGTTAATGCATGCGATAAAACGTGAGGAATCGTTACCATCAGAAACAAAACGAAGTATTATTTGTCTCAAGTTTTTTGTCCTGAAGGTTGCAATTGAAACTCCTTCTGTATGGGAAAGTTCCATTCGTATAACTGATAGATACGTCGAAAATATGATGCAAGTCTTCGAAATATGTCAACGTAGATATCACTCCATGTGTCGATTTGTGCGAATATGTAGAAGACGATATGCAAAGACAAAGAATGAACAAGACCTCCATCTTGCAAATATTCAAGAAGGAGACCCAGGAACGTACATATTGATGCATCAACGCGCAAAATATGTATTCAGAGTAAACGAACTACGAGATACAATTATGAGTTGTATTACAAATACAGAGGAGTTTTTCCCAGATATATTAGTTGTGCGAAACCCATATAACAATATACCAATAGCATTATGCGAAATGTACAACTTTTATTTCTTTCTCAAAACTCGTAATTATGGTATTCCCGTTTTATTACATGGATTTTTCATGTCAAACTTTGACACTCCCAAATACATTATGGATTATGAAATACTCATTCGTGATAAAGCGATACATGAACATGTAATGGGTGGTTCGACAAAATCACTTTATCCAACAGTATTTCGTATGCTTTTACGGTATCGTAAATGTATTCGAAGTATTCAAATTGCAAAAGGGTTTCCGATGAAAACATTAGTTGAGGTGATGCGTCCTTATCTACTTCTTTATTTTTATGTTATGCATTACGCACAAGATTTTCCAAAACGATTTGAGAGCGAGCAATTATTAGAAAATCGTCTCAGTGAGTTTGATTACGTTTCTCCTAATTTCGGTAAGCGTACTCGAAGCACACATATATTGCATATAACACATGTTTCGCCCAATATGGATGAGACTGCGTTCCGAAACTTATTTGAAAAGTTTGGTGAGATAGAAATAATATTTATACCCGCTAGTGTAGAGAATAATACGCGATCATCTGGATACGTTATATTTGCGGATTTAGACTGCGCCGACCATGCATTCCACAGTCTTCAGTCATTTTGTTATTATGGGGTCGAACACGATGATGTTATACAAATCGACAAAATAGATAAACTTCCTGATAAAAACAACATTAGGATAGAAGATTTGTCTCCTCCACGCGTTCAGTATAACGCATCACATCCAGTATTTCATCGTATGAAAAGTTTAACAGTATCCACCACAGATGATATAATAACATTTACCGATCAAGAAGACGTATTGTTCAATCGTATAGAAGAACACGGGACGGTAGATGCATGGGATGAATCCAATTATGGAAACGAATGTGACGATGGAATGTATGTAGGACAATACTATTCCATAATGTCCAATATGAAATATAAGCATGCGCGTTGCTGTAATAGACACGTGCGGTCAATGTCTGAAAGTAACACGAGTATTTCTGAATGCGATGATTGCTCTGTTTCCGATGAAGAATCATCAATGGAAATGGATACTACAAGTGAAACAGATATTGATATTGATAATGACGTAATGACAGCATCAGCGATTATGTCACGCATATTAGAAACCCAAGAAGAAATAAGACAAACTACACCCACTGCATCCCGCGATCAAAATCATGAAGAGGAAGAAGAAGAGGAAGAAATGTGCGATACTTTATCACATGAAATTGCAGCACTTAGCCTGAGCGGGCTACGTACACAGCAACATCTACATATCGCAGAATCCATCTACGAACGTCTTAATAACATGACTTGCGATCATGACGTTGCGATCCGTCAGATTGACGAAGAATTCAACATGATTACCAACGCCGACGAGTCTGACGCTGACTCCGACGATGAAGCCAACGACGAATCATAATTATCGAACAATCTACAAAATATTCCTATTGATATTTTGTGGATTACTTGCTTCTCTATCTTCTTCTCTTGCGCGTGTTCTTTGCGCGTCTCTTTTAGTTCGCCGTCATGGATTTAACGCATACGGAGTAGAAGATACGTACGATGACGAATTGGGCGACGAGGGAGACGATATGTGTCAGACGATGAACCATGTCAGTCTTCATGAAGTCCTTGAGACTCTTTGGGTGTGCAGCCATGGCCATGCCTAAGTCGCCGATTTGAATAACGGCTAAAACAAAGTAGATGACCAGTAGCCAGTAGAAGTAGTTGCAGTAGTATACGCCTAGGGTGGGTTCAAACATCTCTTCGATGGAGTTCATACTTATGGTGTACATATAGACAAAAAAACGCGTCGAATCATAGTTTTGTTCGTATTTTGAGTTTTGTTTTCTGTGTTTTCTGCGTTTTCTGTGTTTCTGTGGGCGCGTGCGCCGCGATCGCATCGATATCTGTTTCACTAAAGGTGTCAATGTGATCAATACGATACCGTGCGTCTGGATTAGTTTCGTCATAGTTTCCAAATTGTTGATTTCCTCCCATTTTCCGCGGTATTAGTTCGTTAAAATATTCGTGTTTGAGTACGGTCTGTGCGACAACGAACTCATGTTCGCCCAATGTGTAATGAGCCTGGCCGAACGATAGGAACTGTGTAGGATCCATCATATACTTCCTGATTCGGTCATATCGGATAAGTTGGTCTGCCAGTTTGTTTATGTATACGATTTCATTATCAACATTGGGCGAGACAAGATTGTTTTTGGGTATTACAAGTGTGCAAGTGTTTTCATCGTCTGTTTCGTTTTCTGTTCCGTCAATGATGCATACAGGGTTTGATGTAGTGCATTGTTGTGGTTGTTGATTTATGCATACCGAAACATCTTGTATGAGTGATGTGTCTATGTGTTCATCAAACCGTATGGTGTTTCCGATAAGCTGATGTAATAGTGTTACAATGGTTTCAAGTTTTTTAGGATGAGGTACAAATGCGTCTGTAATGCGTTCTTGGATTTCTACTCGCTGTGCCATATTTGCATAATCGTTTAAGAGAATGCGTACGGTGTTTCTATATGCCAAGAAGAAGTTGGTTTCAAGTTTGATTTTATTAACATATTCAACACGTGCTTCATCGCGGGATGTTAGTCCATTTTGTAGAGCGGTTTCTAATTCGATACGTCCTGATTGACGTAGTATAGGAATATCGTCATTGGCAGTTGATAGTTCAATGGGTTCCGAGAACATAATAAACTGATCTGCAATGGTGAGTAGTCCGATAATCATCTCATCGTCTACTATCTTGTATGCAGGCTGTATAGGAATCGTGTCAGATGCGAATGTTCGTGTAACTAGATTGCAGAAGAATATAGTATCAACGTATGAATGATATAATGTATCGTCATCCATGAATGTTGTTGGTGCGTCAAGATTCTTACGAAACCCCGATGGATAGCACGGGATATATCCAATGTTTTCTCCGATTTTCACTTCGAGGCCAATAACTTTGCGTGAAAAGTTGAGTATTTGTCGTAGAATTACAACTGATATTTCACGGGATTCGTTGAGAACTGATAGTAGCGATTCAAGAATGATTGGTTGTTTAAATACATGTGTGCGTTGCATACTCTGTAAGGGTACGCATCTATTATTATGCAGAGGTTTAACAATGTTATTTATGACATTAATAACACTTATTGGTGCACTCGTGCTGTCCGCCGTAATACGAAAGTATGGTGTATATTCTGCAGCATTTTCTGTTGTTGTGCGGTCATAACTGTAAACTGGTTCTATTGTATTATTTTTTTTGATAATGAAAACTGTGGGTCGCGTTGATGAAAACTGATTCTTACTATAGTGATTTGATGGACATAGAATATTAACGTTCGTGCTGGAGTCAGCGTCTGGTATTTCCAACATGATTAAGTTGATCCCATCTATATGGCTTTTGTGAATACCTGGATTGCATATTAGATCCCATGTATATGTATGGTCAATTACTGCATTGGGTGACCGTAAATAAGAGAGAAATCGTCTGAATGCTAATACTACTTTAACGAACGAATTGTTTGATTGTTCTCCAGTAGTTTGTCGTAATGGTGATTTTTCGTATTCTGAAACATCAACTTGGTCTAATTGTTCCCGTGATGTATATTGAGTATCATTAAAACTAGTTACAAGATTTCCATTTTGCAATCCAACAAATGCTTCTAGCGTCACCGTAGATGCAAGATATTCTTTGAAATCGGTTACTGACATAGGTTCTTTCCCAATACCAAAAAACATGATATCAGCCATGCATGCTAAGAACGGCTGTGTTATACTGCCCTCTACTCCGTGACGTAAAAGAGCTTGTATTTCTGGTCGTAGTTGTGTCGGATTTCCAGGTACTTGATAAGTAATTGCATATTCTTTGAAAAAATGTTGTATTTCAATATTGAGGTAAGCCCATCTTCCATGTGAGATAGGATGTGTATTTTGATCCATAATGTATTGTCCTTCAGTTCTGCGTCGTTGGATAGGACGGTCATCGTGTTTTTCTTCTATGGCTGGGTCATGTTGCATTGTATCGCTAGGTGGTGCTACCGTACACTGTTTTCGTCTCGTGCTTTGTTTGTCGCTTAGCATTGTCTCTCCATTCTTTACATTGAGTTTAAAGCAGCATGGGACACAGTATCCATCTGGATGTTTGTTTTCTTCTTGAAATCCTGGATGTTGTGGAGCATATCCAGATTTGCCCTTTCTTCCATCTCCAGTGAACTCGTATACATAATTTCCATCATCCTTTACCTTGTCTTGGCCTCGTGGGATTACGCCTCCACAAGTTGGGTGACGAAGTACTTCTTTTCCATCTTCTATTACAGTTTCCATTTCCTTGGGATGGATGAATGTATTTGTTTTAAGGCACCAGTAACGCGGACATATGTATACAAACTGGTTATCTGGATTAGTTCCATATGACACTGTATATCGGTCATCAGTTTCTGTTTCTCTCCGAATAACCTTTGATTGTTCCTCTGAGTTGAGGTCGTAAAACGCATCGCTTCCATATCGGTTGATGATTCCAGCATGTTCTGTTGCAACCATTTCTTTGTGTTCCTCTTGGGTAAGAATGACAGGTTGTCGTCCATATGCAGCATCGCACGTACGAGAGTATCTATCGAAGTTCCCTGTTTTAACTGTCAAAAACAAATTAGGTTCGGCTTGTTCCATAGCTGTCATAAAAATAGATGGTTTTTTTAGTTTCATTCCGACAATATTGCGAGAACCGCTACCAGCACCTCCGCTATAATTTTCATCATCGCCACTATTATAATCGCTTTCATAGTCGCTATCATTACCATAAAGTAGCGATAATGCATTTGTTTTAATAGGCTTCACTTCGGGCGTGTCATCAACATCATCATATCCACCAATGGGAACGACCTCCTCTTCATCATTAATCATTACTTCTTGCTGGTGGACAAGTGGACGATCGGGCGCACCAAATACGTCATCGATATGAGTTTCCGCAATCGCCTTCTCGCTGATATCAATTGACGTAGAACATGCTGTTTTCAATAATGGAAACCGTTTATATGTTTCGTCATGATTAAATAACATATGCATAATAGCACCGTTGTACCCATCGATTAGTGGGATGTATCGCATGTTATCAATACCTGATACGGATATGGACACGCGACCAGACGACCGAAGCCCTTTTTCTGTCGCATCAGTCATGACAACCAAAAACCCAGGATTAGTACGGATTTTGGTTGTGCGTACTCCGATACCATTATCTACGGTAATTTCTGCTCCTACACGAGCAATAAGTTCATGTGCATCATTTTCTGTCATACCAAAGTAGGTTATTAACTTACGAACTAAATCATCGCCTTTTACATCATCATGTCGTTTCAATTGTGTAATGACAAATGCTTCTTGACTGTTCATATTATTGAAGTTTGATACCTTGCGGTATCGCATACGTGCTCCGTCTTTCGAACCAATATCCGGTGTCTCCATTATAAATGCGGGTGCGATACAACTATGAATGGAATCTAGGGTGAACTTTCTCAAATCGACATCCGCTGTCACGGTGGTTACATAATCCATATGAATGATCTCAACATGTTTGTCATTGAGAGACCCAAAATTAGAATGTTTATAGCCACTTTGTTCAAAGAATGGTTCTACAGTTTTTATCAATGGGTTTACATGCTGCAATATCATATCATTCACTTGGTCAAATGATACTGGCGACGAAAACTTCCCATACACAATAATATCACCATTTTCCTCGAAAACACAAGTGAGAAACTCCCCTTTGTTCATGCTAAAAAAAATCGATACGCCTTTGCTTACACCCATATTGACAATCAAATGTTGGATTGTCGTCCTAGATAGTTGGGGTATCTTACGACCGTCTGTAGATAGGGTCTCTCCATAAAGTCGGTACATATTCTCACGATGACCCCCAGGGGTCAGTTTTGTAATAGGTGCAAGTGGATGCGTGGGCACCAACTTGAATATCACGTCTAGAGGCACCTTAAGTGTAAACTGTTGATGTATGGCAATTTTTATTTCCACTACACCACGGTTCTCCCATTCAAACTGAGAATCGGATGTATTCGACATCTCTCTAGAAATGCGATGTAAAAGATCTTCATGTGCAAATGCATTGAACATGTCGCCTTCTGAGTTGATTTTACTTCGCCCAGGGGCTGCCTCAATTTCGGCCTTGCTGAACATATTCTGTGCGGCAAGTAATGGATAATAGACACTTACTAAATATTTATCTGTTATATCAGCAGAGGATCGTTCTACATTATCTAATACATCACTCGCAAGACAAACATAGATTGTACCATCTACGATTGTTCCGCTGTCGAGGAGAAGGCGGTCATTTGTTGTAGTCATTGCGTTTACAGCAGCACTGAGTAAAGTTTTATCATACATAAGACTATCAAACGGATTAAATGAGGTCGGAAAAGAATTATTCATCAAAAACAGACGCTGTCCCAACATATGGGCAGTATTTACTTCTCGTTGCCCATGAAGCATTTCCATTTTGACAACGTCTTCGTAGCGATATACATCTTTATCTTCTGACAATACTGCATTTGGATGTGGTGTAAGACCATGACTTTTAAAATTATTCAGCGCATTATGCATTCGTGCACGAGACAGTTGAGTTCGCTTATTTTGTGTCAGTGCGCGATAAAAATCATCAGGAGCATATGCTTCAGACCGCACACAAAACATATATATCTCTTCGACGCGCAGTAGGCGATCCAGTTCGGCCGCGATCTTGTGCTTAATTGTAGATATAGTATCATCTGGATGAATTTGTTGTTTTGAGTATATCACTACGGTACTGTCTTTTGTAATAGAATCTTGTTCAGATTGGCTAAAAACAGGTTGATTCGTCACAGAATCCAATAGTGTTATATTATAGTCAACCTCAGCACTATAATTATTTCCTACAAACACTACAATTCGGTCAATAGTGTTTGAACCAGACAAGACACATGCCTTATATATTGAACTTATCGATGTCATGTATACACAATGTACAGACTATTGTTTTACGATTTTGATGCGGTGTCCGCTCACGGTAACTATTGACAAATAGTTGTCGTAACAAATAAAATATACCTAAAGTAAACTTAGACATCGTAATATGGGTTGTCTGTGATGGTTATTCCACAATATGTTTGAGGTTTGTTTTTGTAATCAATCGGGGTATGAAACCCAGTTTCTTTTGCTTCTTCCAAGAGAAACTTAAAATTATCCCAGAACTCTTTTTTATGTCCCACACTTTTTGTCGCAATGTGTGCAAGTTCATGCGTGTAGACAAATGTCAAAGTACTTTCATCCACAAGTTGTTCGCTATGCTTAGTGCGCGCAAGACAAAATGCCAATTTCTCACCCTTATTCTCACTATATGCAGTGAGTTCGCTTGTGGGTAGAGTTTCTTGTATCTTTTTTGGATCAAATCCATTGACTAATCTCTTCACACGCTCGTCATTAGGGTGCTTTTCACCAAGTTCTTTCACGAACTTGTGTGCCTTATTAGTCACTGTTGCAAGGAGGTCGGCGGCCTCATTAAGTTTTAATCGATTGCGAACACAATACTTGTTTCCGTCCACACCAGATATAATGCATTTCAGTTTGAATACTTCACTTTCAGAATAGATTTTTAGACATACCAACAAAATAAACACTCCTATTACATAGAATAGAGCGTCTTGGCGAAACAAATATGAAATCATTCGTGATATAGTACACCTACATATAAATCTTCACTAGTATTTTTTAGAGGGTGGAACTAAATAAAATGGCTATATATCGTTGTCAATACAATGTACAGAGTACTCATAAAAATAACGTCATATGCAACAGAATTGTGAATATTGACACTAGCGTACCACGTTTTATAATTAGGGTCAGAATTGGCTACATAACTGCGTGCAGATATTTGTCGCATACTCGTTGCTAAGGCGACCACGACCGCAACAATCCCAATGCGGGAAAGATTTCCTGTTATATTGGTTAAGTATATAACGTACTGCGCCGCCATCAGGAGGAGAGCGCCCGCGAGCAGATCGCCACCGAGCGTGGTTCCGGCGTTTACGTAATAGTACTCGTCCGCGAGCGCTGCGTCCTGGATGATGATGTGGGGCGCGCGCAATACATACACGAGTGCGATTGTGGTCGCGACAAAGGCGGCGACGAAGGAGACGGTTAATTTCGTGGTGAGTGTGGTAGTGGGGGTCATGGTTTGACTAAACGTTCGGGTCACTTATAGTAAGGGGAGATTACAACCTAGTAAATGTAGGTAGTAATCTATTGTTTATAGTTTTTATGCGATTTTCTTTTTGTTCGTTTAGTTCTTCTTTTTCTGCCTGTTCCTGATCGCACGTTCTTTTGCAATTCTATCAAAAGCGCGTACGACGCCCCACTCTTTAAACGTATATGCCGTGTTGTAAGCTGTCATGCCGTATTTATCCTCAGCATTCACAATGGCACCCCCCTCAATCACTAGGTACGTGACGACGTCGACTTGGCCTCGCATTGCTGCATGCATGAGAGCAGTCTCGCCATCATTATTCACAGCATTCACATTGGCATGCAGTTCTTTCGCTAGGTACTTGATGGCGTCGACTTGGCCTCCCTGTGCTGCATGCATGAGAGCAGTCTCGCCATCATTATTCACAGCATTCACATGGACATTCTTCACTTCCGCTAGGTACCTGATGATGTCGATATTGCCATTATATGCTGCCCGCATGAGAGTTGTATCGCCATCATTATCCACAGCATTCACATCAGCATGCTGCTCTTCCGCTAGGTACCTGACGATGTCGATATGGCTTTTCGGTACTGCCCACATGAGAGCTGTCCAGCCGTCATTATCCACAGCATTCACATCGGCATGCTGCTCTCCCGCTAGGTACCTGACGATGTCGATATGGCCATTACGTGCTGCATGCATGAGAGCTGTCACGCCGTCATTAGCCATAGCATTCACATTGGCATGCTGCTCTTCCGCTAGGTACCTGACGATGTCGATATGGCCTTGCAGTGCTGCCACAATGAGAGCGCTGTTCCCGGATTTAGTCACAGCATTCACATCGGCACGCTGATCCTCCACTAGGTACCTGACGATGTCGAGATGGCCTCCATACACTGCAAACGTGACAGCTGACCAGCCGTTAGTATCCACAACATTCACATTGGCATGCCGCTCTCCCATTAAGTACTTGACCGTGTCGATATGGCCTTTATCTGTTGCCCACATGAGAGCTGTCTTGCCGGTATTATCCACAACATTCTCATTGACATTCCGCTCTTCCACTAGGTACCTGACAGTGTTGATATCGCCTCCCTGTGCTGCAGACATGAGGGATGCGGGTTTTGACTGCCATAGATGTTTGATGGTGGATGGGATTCTTAGTCCACCTCTCTGTCGTTTTGAACGCGTTCGTCTAAATCTTTTAGTGGTCTTTTTGTTCTTTTTGTTCTTTGTGGTCTTTTTGCTCTTTTTGTTCTTTGGCTTCTTGTGTTTTCGGGTTGCCATTATACTATAATATATAACATTATTAAAAATGATATAGTATAGTAATTTATTTTTTATACGATTTGCGCCGCACCCTCCTCGATTTTCTTTTGGTTCGGTTGGTTCTTCTTTTTTCTGGCTGATTGTAAAATGATTGCAATGTCCTTACGTGTACGTGGATTAAGATTATTTTTTGTAATCATGAGAGGTGTCTTGCCGTCATTATCCTTCAAAATCACCTCGACATTCCGCTCTTCCACTAGGTATCTGACCGTATCGATATCACCTGAATCTGCTGCATACATGAGAGCTGTCCAGCCGATACTACTCACAACATTCACATCGGCATGCTGCTCCTCCACTAGGTACCTGACGATGTCGATATCGCGTGACATGGCTGCTATCATGAGAGCTGTCAGGTCGGTGGCATTAGTCGCATGATTCACATCGACATGCTGCTCTTCCGCTAGGTACCTGACGGTGTCGATATTGCCTTTCTTTTGTGATGCCTGCATGAGAAGTGTCCAACCGATAGCATTCACAGCATTCGCATCGACATGCTGCTCTTCCACTAGGTACCTGACGATGTCGATATGGCCATTGCGTGCTGCAGTCGTGAGAGCGTCGAACCCTACATTACCCACAGCATTCACATCGGCATGCTGCTCTTCCACTAGGTACCTGACGATGTCGATATGGCCATGAATTGCTGCAATCATGAGAGGTGTATAGTCTTGGCCATTTTTCGAACCATTCACATTGGCATGCTGCACTTCCACTAGGCGTCTGACCTTCTCGATATTGCCTGTCTCTACTGCATCTATGAGGTCTAGGTTTTTTTTGTTTTTTTTTGTTTTACTTCCACCTCTCTGTCGTTTTGAACGCGTTCGTCTAAATCTTTTAGTGGTCTTTTTGTTCTTTGGCTTCTTTGTGGTCTTTTTGCTCTTTTTGTTATTTGTGTTATTTGGCTTCTTGTGTTTTCGGGTTGCCATTATACTATATAACATTATTAAAATGATATAGTATAGTAAATTATTTTTTATGCGATTTGCGTCGCGTCCTCCTCGATTTTATTCCAATTTTATCAGGGGCTGGAAGGAGATATTCATTACCATTACGTGCCTTATTATATTCTATAGTATCGTTGCTGGACATGTTCCAATATGTCAGCGAGCGTAATGAATGTTCAGCTGGATTTTTTTGTTCTATATTGTTTATTTTATTCAGTGCATATTTTTTAAAACCTTTTGCTCTTTGAATGTTTTTTAAATATTCTATAATATCTGCATTATCCTCATGATCATGTTTATTTGCAGTCCGGTAAATCCAATCATACCTTATAGTCCCATAGGCATGCTGCATCTCCACAAGGTACCTGACGATGTCGAGCTGGCCACTATACGCTGCTGCACCAATCACATCGCTATTATCCACAGTGTCTAGCCTACAGATGTGAATGATGTACTTGACCAGGTCGAGCTGGCCACTATACGCTGCCATAATGAGAGGGTTTCTCCTGGAATTAGTCACAGAACTCATATCGACATGCTGCTCTTCCACTAGGTACCTGACGATGTCGATATGGCCTTTCGCTGCTGCATACATGACAACTGACCATTCGTTATTAGCCACAGCATTCACATCGGCATGCTGCTCTTCCGCTAGGTACCTGACGATGTCGATATTGCCATTATGTGCTGCCCGCATGAGAGTTGTCCAGCCTTCATTATCCACAGCATTCACATCGGCATGCTGCTCTCCCGCTAGGTACCTGACGATGTCGATATGGCCTTTCTGTGCTGCATGCATGAGAGCTGTCCAGCCGTCATTATTTGCAGCATTCACCTCGGCATGCTGCTCTCCCGCTAGGTACCTGACGGTGTCGATATGGCCATTACGTGCTGCCAACATGAGAGCTGTCCAGCCGCCATTAGTCACAGCATTCACATCAGCATGCTGCTCTCCCGCTAGGTACCTGACGATGTCGATATGGCCTTTCTGTGCTGCAGCCATGAGAACTGTCTTGCCGAAATTATCCACAGCATTCACCTCGGCATGCTGCTCTCCCGCTAGGTACCTGACGATGTCGATATGGCCTCCCTGTGCTGCATGCATGAGAGCTGTCCAGCCGCCATTAGTCACAGCATTCACATCAGCATGCTGCTCTCCCGCTAGGTACCTGACGATGTCGATATGGCCTTTCTGTGCTGCATGCATGAGAACTGTCCAGCCGAAATTATCCACAGCATTCACCTCGGCATGCTGCTCTCCCGCTAGGTACCTGACGATGTCGATATGGCCTCCCTGTGCTGCATGCATGAGAGCTGTCTTGCCGAAATTATCCACAGCATTCACTTCGGCATGCTGCTCCTCCACCACGTGCCTGACGATGTCGGTATAGCCTTGCTCTGATGCCATCATGAGATTGAGTTCTTTAAGTGTTCCTCCCTTCTGTCGTTTTGAACGCGATCGTCTAAATCTTTTAATGGTCTTTTTGTTCTTTGGTTTCTTGTGTTTTCGTGTCGCCATTACTAACTATATATACTATAACTATATATTCGTGACATAAAAAATAGAAAATGTTAGTTAATTAGTTAATAGGTTACATGAATAATTTATTTTTGTTTTTTGTTAAGCGTGTATGTAATATGTTTGTTACATCATGGGGTAGTCGCAATCAGGAATACATACATCGAGATGATACTTTTCCATGTCTGGAGGAGTGGTGATTGGGGATGGTGGGCGATACTGATATGCAGATAGGTCGTTGTCGTTCATGATGTGTTTGTTTGCAACAGGGTTAGATGGTCTGTTGGCACTTGAGTTGGGCATGCATGATAATACGTTTGTATTTTCATTAAGAATTTCATTGTCTCTTTTAAAACGTTCAATCTCGCGACCGAGCGTGTCATAATACTCGTCCGAGCATCCAAAATCGGAAACCTGATGGAGAACAGGGCGACACATGTCATCATCAAATGGAAGTTTGACGCGACATAATTCATCGTATCTGCTGCGCATATCGAAGTTTTTTGCACGCAACTCCGTCAAATGTTGTTCACATGGTGTCCGGTGATGCATGTAAGGTCTGGCATGTAGAGCTTCGTCGCGCTGCATGCGCACGCGTGCGAGTTCTAATTCAATAGAATGCACATAATCGGTTGAGACTAACCCAAATGCATCATCGTCGTTCTCCTCTTCCATTTCTAGGTTAACTACTTCCAACTTATCTTGAATGGGCATTACCGAACTGCGTGATTTTTTAATAGGTTCAGTAGAGGGTTCCATGCCGTAGCCCCATGGCGTTGAGGTAGGAACACAAGACATCATTTCTGTAGAATGTCCCATGGTGTCTATTTGACGAACTATATCGTCATGCTCGCGTTTCTGGTTACGGTGCACGGCTTGTAGGTAAGAGTCTGTGGGTTTTTCTTGTGTTTCTTCTTTGTTATCTTTTTCTTTGGTTTCTTCTTTGTTGTTTTGTTCGGGGTCATACCACCCATCAGTGCTGACCCCATCATACTTGCGGTGTAGGTTCTTCATAAGGAACCAGAACACATGTTGATTTCTGGAATACTGTAGTTTCACAGTCTCACCGTTAGCGATTTTTTCCATTTGTTCAGCACCTTGACCGAAAGGATACATGCTTTCAAAGAAGACATGTGCACGATTATACTTTTCGTTGTGTGGAACAAGTTCAACGTGACGAACGCTTCCAATCTTCTTACGATAGAAGGTCTGGGCGATCATCTCGGGGGTGATGTTTTTGTAAACACAAGGGATGTAAAGTGCGAATTCTGACATGGTTGTAGTAGTAGTAATCTGATTACTGGTAACGGTTGTTATATGCAACAAGTCATCTTGTCAAGTAGGTTTCAATTCTTATTAGGCATGTCTAGATATGTGGATGGAGTGAAATAAAATATGACCTATATGGGGGCATATTTTATAGTTTAGTATTTTTTGTTTTACAATATTGGGTTACTTTCCACCAGATCAACTTATGTATTTCTTCAATATTGGAGGCAGTTCGTGACCGAATGCTAGCATATAAAGCAACGTGATTGAGCCGATCATTAAACTCCTAGTTTCAGCCATTTGATTGCTGACTCCCATCGCGTAAACCATAATAAGGTATACCACCGCGCTAATTATGGCAGAATGAAGTAGCATCATAAGTCCACGTTCCATAGTTATACTATATAGTGTTCCTAAAATATATTGAATAGCCAATATCAAGATCGACAACCTATCTAAAAGACATTTTTACGCATAGTGTCTGGCTCAATAGTAGATTGTTGCCATGGGCCTACATTGCCACGTGGGTTAGCGTCTTCGGAACGAAGTTGTAAGTTGGCATTTCTTAGAGGAGCCATGTTTTCGGATGCACCAGCATGGTGACCCGCTGTTAATAGACCATCATTGTTAACGTTGGCTGCATTAGGAGAAAACTCTGTAGGTGCGCTCTTGGGAAGTAAGTCTGCTGGGTTCTGTTCAGAAGGACCTTGCATAGAAGGTGCGACTGGTGCAAAACTTCCATCACCTCCACCAAGAACCTCATTCTGTGTGGAGTCAGAACCGTTTCCGTAGGCAGCGGCTTGAGAGCCTAAGTTGGCATGACCTTCTCCACCTCCTAAGTGTTTATCGGTAAAATAGTCAGAAAATGAACTGACAGTATAAGCAACCAAGAGTAATACAATAATGGCTCCTAGGCCATAGTCTGACATGAGTTTCTTGAAACTTTGCATTATATAAATTAGTAACATAAAATTTACATGATACACACATAATGTCTATCCATCCAATATCTATCGGATATATACCCTAAATTAATTAGGCGAGTCTAAATTATCATCGAATGTTTGAATTGTAGAATGGGTGCCAATAACAGATGTATCTTGACCAGCATTATCTTCATTCAACGCTGATTCGATATTTATATCAGATGTTGGGATCGTTGTAGTCTGCATCAAAGGATTCGGTAGAGAATCGCTAAAGATGTCTCCAAAATTAACCAACGATTCTCCATTTTTATTGAAAACCAAATCTTGTAATTTTGCATTAGTATCCATAACATATGTTTGAAGACGGATAAGATGTTTTCTAATTTCATCTATATCATTTGTTAGCGCGATTGTTGTATTTGAAGATGATTGTATAGATTCTTTACTTTCGAGTTTTGATTGCGAGGTTCTTTCTAAAGCATCTAATCTAGAAACAATAGAGGTGAATACCTCAGTATCAACAATATACTTATCAGACGTATTTGAATGAAACTCTTGGATGTCGTTAATAACTCCACTTGTTGTTTCTGCAAACAAATCCAAATTATTTAGTCGTTCACTGATACGATTAATTGCTTGCGGTAAAGATAGTTTTGCAACAGGATGTGGCATTTGATTCGTGGAGGGGACTATTGGGTGGCCTGAAACTCCTTGTTCTGGGGTGTTTCCTGGAACTGTTATGTTTCCTGCCGCACGTTTTGTCCTAGCAGATGCTAATGACCTTGATGAACTCATATAATGTATTCATTGATATCTGTTTATACTCAATTACTTGAAATTATCTATATATATATTCAGAATGGTTGGATTGAAGAATAGTGTATTCATTAAATAAATATATATCGATACCATATATGACTGACTCTATAGATAGTTCAAACTTCATAGGAGGTTCAAAAGAAGGGTTTGTAGCACATGTCTTCAACTTCGATGAAGATTCTAAAATAGAGATGATGAATATCGTACAATATACTTTAGTTGGAGTGATTCCGGTAATCCTCCTTAATAAGACCATGCAGAAATATGTTCCAGAGGCAGACGATGAAAAGGGAAGTGCTGAACTTTTAGCAGAAATAGCAATTCAACTAATTGTTATGTTTATCGGTATTTTACTTACTCATCGCATTGTCACATTTGTTCCTACATATAGCACTGTCAAATACGAAAAGGTTTCAATTGTACAGATTGTTTTAGCGGTTCTTATGATCACATTAAGTCTCCAGACTAAATTAGGAGAAAAGGTAAGCATAGTGTTTGACCGGGTTTCCGAAGCGATCATGGGCAAGTCTCGTGAAGGAATGGAAAACGAGGAAAAGGAAAAGAAGGCAGCAGCCCAACAGCAACAGGGTATGCAAAACATGAGAACTGCTCCAGGGACTGACGGATTTAGTTTACCTCAACAACCTGGAACAACAAGCATAAGTAGTATAGCACCCCAGGGTATGCAGAACATGCGTGAATCCATGGAGACACAACAACCCCAAGCCGGTGGCATGACTGATAACTTTGTCGGAGGAGGAATTGAGGCGTTCTCTGGATTCTAAATATTAAAATGTAAGCCAATACGCATTCAAATGTGTATAGATGTATCCATGTATTTCATGTATACATCTCTCTAGTGAGTATATATATACCTATTATCTAATGAGCGATGATGATGACGACTTAAACATTGAACTACTCGAAAGGGCTGCAGAAAATGAAGACAATGCACATATTCTTAATCTCACTGCAGATGCAGTGGCTGAAGCCAAAACAAGCATTTTACAAGATATGGTGAACGATAGCGACGTTCGACAAGACATGATGGAAAAACTCAAAGGGTATGTGTACATTGACGAAATCCATGAGGTGCGCAGTGGCACTTATATCAGATGGCTAAATGTGGAGGATGATGACAATATCACATTAGCAAAGGGAGGAATATTCTGTGACGTACGATTCTCTGACTATGGAGCGGTACTGCGATGCAAGACTTTTCGAAACCGTTATTACGAAGTAAAAATGGATAGCGTGATATTGTTTCGGAAACTAACTCCACAAGAACGCGTGCTTATGTGTGCACTCACGTACTTAAACACCTAACTCTTGTGATTTTGCACGAGATGCTTCTTTCATTCGCTTTTTTCGAGATTTCCTAGTCTTACGAGCCTTCTTTTCCTTTTGCATAGAAACAGATTGAGTACGTTTCCTACATTTGAATGTTCCGCGCTTAATCTTCTTTCGGTTAAATATAGTTCGCGTACATATACCGATTGCACGACCCTCCGTTTGATCCTTTTTTCCCACCTTTTTTATGCATCCGCATAGTTTGGTAGCCATCAATACTTCTGCGGTTCGTCTTATCTCTTTATTTGTTCTGGGAATAACCTCATTGTAATACTTTAGGATGTTTTTATAGTCATCTAGAGAGAGATCGGTATATTCCATATTTGACTAATAATATAATATGCGATTAACAATGTTACTATACAGTACTATTTTATTCATGTCTAGTGGATGTTTACTCGTATCGAATAATCTCTGTACATATTATGCTAAAATCTCATAAGACTTCGCGACATATACTACCCAAATTAGATAAAAATAGGGTAGTAGTATTTGATTTAGACGAAACATTGGGACACTTTCACTTAATCCGGCTTATATGGGAATCTATACATGAGTTTATCAATTATAACAATATCCCGTACATGATGAACCAACGAGACTTTAATGATTTATTTGATGTATTTCCAAAAATGCTTCGACCAGAAATCATATCTATCCTTGGGTTTTTAAAAGAAGAAAAAGATAAAGGTGTATGTAGTGGAATCATGGTATATACTAATAACAAATATCCCAAAGAATGGGTGAACCTAGTTATTCAATATATTGAATACAAGGTAGGACATGCATTATTTGATAATATCGTACTAGCATTCAAAATGAATGGGAGAGTACAACAAATGGAGAGAACAAGTAACGATAAAAAAATAGACGACTTTGTAGCGTGCTGTAGACTGCCACAAAATGTTGAAATATGCTATTTTGATAATTCAGAATATTCAGGAATGCTAACTGATAATGTATACTATCTCAAGGTACGACCATACTATCACCCATTTACAAAATTATTCATTGTTCAACAGATTGAAAACTCTTCTATATGGAGACGTGTATTATGCACATCACAAGAACGACATATACAAACATTCATACAATTTTTCATCAAAAACCTTCATAAGAATAAATATTACTTCGATAAAAAAACATTTCTAGACTATGAAATTGATAAAGTAACATCCAAACGAATCCGCACTCATCTAATTGGCTTTTTTAATAGGTAATACAAACCATTTACACACATAATATCCATATATACTATATATTCATATTCAGAACATGTCGTCAATACAAGATGTTGTATGTGGGGTTATGATGGAAACAACAGGCGATGAAAATCGTATTCTTATGGGAATGCGTAGGGACGAAAATAATGTATGGGAGTTTCCAGGAGGAAAAAAAAATACAGGAGAGACACTAGAGGATTGCTTAAGGCGTGAATGGAAAGAGGAATTAAACCTAGATATTTCTATCGGACGTCTCATTCATAATAGAATATTTAACGGATTTAATTGCCATTTTTTCATTGGACATATATGCAATCTAAGCACCATGCGAATGATAGTTCACGACCAAGTAGGATTATTCTCATTGGCTGCGGCGCGCACACTCAAAATATTTGAAGGAGATGACGTAGTACTTGACGCAATACAATTAGAAGATATATCTGCGAATTTGTTATCTTCAACTAAAGTACAGTCAATCAGACACCGACATGAGTCAAATACCTGTATCTAAAATAAATCATGTTACAAATGAACGCATATATGACAGAGTTCAATCATCTGCACCATTGCGACCATATTATCAACCACGTGCTCAACAAACTAAATATACCAAATTCGCGACACATAGTGAACCTGTTGTCAGTGCTGTTCCACTTTTGATTCCACCTGCTTACTCTCCTTCAAAAGTATTCTATCCAGCAAATCGTGCAGCACCTTGGTCTGGATTCGCAAATAATATCGACATTGAATCCGATATGCGAAACCAATTTTATGGTATGCAACGGTGCGCACAAGCAACTTATGTACCCGACAGCGGAAGCGACCTTTACTCATTACAATCATTCGCCCTTCCTGACCATCCAAATGCTCAAAAACACAATCTATTGTTCAAGAAACCTGAACATGCACTATTTAACCCTAATCCAACAAACACCTCTACGGCTACATTTAACAACTCTACTCGACACGAAATGCTAGGAATAGATACGCGTGATTAAGTTATATTATTTATTAATAGAACAACTCAATATTTTGTATGTATACTTTAATGAATACATACAAAGTTCAACACAACATCTTCAATATGGCTACTATATTAATCTATATTCTCACTGCAATGGTTATGCTAGGCATATCTACATCCGCGCCAGAATACTTAAATATATTACGAAGAGTCATTGAAATTTATATAGGAGGATTCTTACTCTATCGATTTCACCCCTTTAGACAAAACAATAACTTTACAGAGTTTGATAGAAAAATTGCATTTTCTGCGGGAGGGTTTATCATTATGACAACTGTATTAGGAACAATTATAAATACGTATCTTGTCAAAACAAAGAATCATGCTAAATAACCTACATTGATTCGTTAAAATAGATCTTACGAAATCGTTCAACACACTTATCACTAATGCGAATTTTTTTAAAATACTCCTCTTCATGAGTGTCCTCTAATAAACTGATGATGAAAAATAACGAATAAATGCCACATTCTGTATCATTATATTGATGCTCAAATGGATGGTTCTCATCAAGAACCAACTTAATAGGTTTAGATAACTGAGACCCCTGAAGTATTACATCTTTTGCAAACTGCTTAATCTTTGATGGAATGCGCTCACCAACACTATCAAAATAAAACACAAGACCCTTTTCTAGATTAATAAAGAGAGAAACCCAATGCGAACCATTCTTATAATGTGGGTCCAAGTTAAATATCACTCCAATCTTCTTTTTACCATTATCAATCTCATTTGCTAAACTAAAGTGACATAACTCTTCCCAGACACATTCACCATATCTTTTATGCGTATCATAATCAATCGGAGATGGACCAATAAATGTAAAACATTTATACTTCTTCTCATATTGCTTCATTACGGCAGTAATATCGCGACTACTGAGCCACTGATTAGGATTCTTTTTCCAGGCAGTTGGGGCGTTCGGTGCAAACACAGTACGTAACTCACTTTTCATTTCATCATTAGAAAACTGTTGGGTTAACCAACATGATTCCTTATCACAAATATCGCTCAATCGACTTTTTAAACTGGTCCACGTTGTATGTATGTTTCCGTTTTCGATTTTATCATCTGGATGACGATTATTCCATAAAGTTTTTAATTTACATATAGACTTATCACGAATACATGTATATCCTCGCTTATTCCCTTCAGGACCGCATTGTAACTTCTTTAACTTTCGAGTACGTTTTGAGTTCTTCTTTCCATGCTTCTTTCCATGCTTTTTTGAACGAACGCGTGATTTCTGCTTTTTAGATTTTCTTCCTGATGCACCCATGGTACTATTTATAGAGATTATCTTTTTTAACAACTTATTAATTATCCTTATTCACATTTTCTTCTGCGACGACGACATTCGGAACAGAAGGCACCAACTGAGAAAGCATCGCATGTATCTCATCCATTCTTGTTTCTATCGCTGACATACGTGTTTGTAACACAATCATAGGAGAAACGGGCACTGTTACATCTACTGACGAGGATATTAATGGCTCTTCTGATACAAATGAAACGGACTTCTTCTCGGGGTGCGGTTGAACTACCTCACTTGCGGTTGTAGAACTATCATTCAAATTCAACCAATCACGTGCACGACGCGTCTCATTTGCGTTTCGAGGAACCGACGCATTCTCCTGCTCAGTACGTTTCTGCAGCGTATGTGAAAGCATATCATCCATATCTTGATTTTTTAGTGGCTCGACCACTGTATTGTCGGTAAACTTTGTATCTGAAACTACATTGGTAACACGATATTGATCAAAATCACTCTGCATCTTATCATATTGAATATCAAAATGATTTAATCGATCTGCTTTGATTTCCTCTATCGTAATCATGCCATTTCCAGCTGGCGCAGTATTCGTTAAATCTAACTTTTGTGTTGGGGGTGGCGTTTCTTTGAAACCTCGAATAAATTCAGCAATGAAACTCTTATTCAACTCAAGGAGAGAAATACTCCTATTTACGTGAATAGATTCCTCCACATACCGCTTTAAATTAACAATATAATGCTGACGCAACTTTGAACGCTTATCTTCGGTAGACGCAGCAGACTGAAACACTGCGTTCTGCACAATAATATTCCATAACATTTCTACATTCGAAGTTGCCACAAACTGAGATATTTCAGTATTGGAGTTGATCTGATGCATCACATCACCGCTTGGACTTGTAGACGTTGTAGAAGAGGAACTGGAGTACGATTTGAGTGATTGAATTGAAGTAGACATTTGTTTACATGTATATAATTTACAATATCTAAGTTATATACATTGATACTTACTTACATCCAATCATAAAAGAGGATAATACAGGGGCTGGGAATACTCGTTGCATATACGCATCCATCACCTCTTTTCTCTCTGCATTGGATATATCACTCTTCAAAATGCGGAAGAGCCATGCATTCACACTGGTAGGACTTAATGTCTCTGCGATAAGATTATTCACTACCATTACACAATGCTTGTCTTCTAGTAACACGTTGTACAAGGTCTCTCCAGTATATTCCATCTTATAAATAGTTTCATTAAACTCACACTTATCCAAGAACTCGCGAGCCTGAACCATATGATTATTAAACCTAATTTTATGATTTGCTGATATGATAGTGTCACAAGACGGAACGTTCCTAGCAAACGCGTGCTTCTCGATCATAACCACGTAGTTTTCAATACTGGTTGTTTCGGTTATCCCTTCAATCTTGTGTGCGTTAATTGTATGTTTCTCAGGATCAATCTTGTCGATATCTATCTCGCCCTGATCCGTGCATACGGGCGTACCCGCTGGGAAACAGATGCTGCTGGGTAGGGTAATTCTCACAGTTCGGGTCACTTCGGTCGATGCATTTCCCGCAGCATCACTTACATTGTAAGTAACTGTGTAATCACCTACGGTGTTTACATTAACAGGGTTGACTGTTGTAATATCACTTGTTATATCACCATCTGTATTATCAACAGCGGTTGCACCATCATCTGCATAGACTGTTCCTAATTCTAAAGAAATTATTGCATCACCAATTAATGTAATTACTGGCGCAATTGTATCAACTACATTCACAGTTCGGGTCACTTCGGTCGCTGCATTTCCCGCAGCATCACTTACATTATAAGTAACCATGTAATCACCTACGGTGTTTACATCAACAGGGTTGACTATAACAATCGAACTTGTCAAATCCACATTCAAATGATCCGATGCACTAGCACCTGCATCTGTATATGTATCCCCATTTTCATGTGTGACAGTAGCATTTCCAACTAAAGTAATCACTGGCGCAATTGTATCAACTACATTCACAGTTCGGGTCACTTCGGTCGCTGCATTTCCCGCAGCATCACTTACATTATAAGTAACCATGTAATCACCTACGGTGTTTACATCAACAGGGTTGACTA